AGTCGGGCAACATTGACCGCTGGCCCAAAATACCCGCCCCGAATTTTCCCGGCCGGTATGGCGGTGTTGAGCGCGAAATGTTGCGGCAGACGCGCGAGGCGCAAAACCCCGTGCCGAGCCTGATCGACATGGTCGACAGCGAACGATTGCCGCTCAATGCCGCCAACTGGCACGCAATGCTGAACGACCCAAGCCTGATCGCCCTCGGGCGATCGCGCTTTGAGGATAGAAGAGAAGGCATCGATCCCGGTGCCGAGCAATACGGTGCCTTCATATCGGCACCCGCGCCGGCCGCCGAGCCTCCCGATCCATCAAGCCAGATGGCGCAGGCGCTCGGGTACGGCTCGATCAAGCGTCGTCCCATGCAGATCGGCCGCCAGAGCTACTAGTTGAAATCATAGGAGATCGCCATGCCATTTCGTGGTGGACCGCCGCCGGAATTAGGGCTTGGAGGGGTGGGGCAACAGGCGGCACCCCAGGTGCCGGGCCTGCTGCAAATGGCGCAATCGGCCATGGACGGCGACGGCCGAGGCGGCGGGCCGCAGGGTGGACAGTACGAGAATGCGTGGGACAACCCGGCCAACTGGGGCGCGCCCCCGCCGATGGACCCGACCTTGAACAAGGATAATTTTCTGCAACAACAGGGCTGGTTCCCCAGCGCGTTTCAGCAGGGCCGCGATCCCGCCGGCAAATTCTGGAGCATGAAGGACTACCTCGGGCAGTATTACAAAAAGTTCGGCCTCCAGGAGCCTGAATACATGGCGGGCGGCCAGGAGGACCGGCACATCAACACCATCAATCCGAATATGCTGGGCGGCGCGCGCGGGCCCGCCGAGCCCGGCGCCTTCATGTACCTCGGGCATCACATCAGCCCGAGCCAGCTCAACTACGACCTCAACGTCGGCAAGAACCCGCCGGCCGGCGGCGAGGGCGGCGGCAATCAATCGCCGATCCGGCGCATTCAGGGCATGGGGCCTGCCAACCCGGCGTCGTTCATTCACGGCTCGGGCTTTGTCACCGGACTGCCCGGGCAACTCGAGAACTGGGCCGGCGGCCAGCCCTATTGGACATAACGGAGACACGCCATGGCGGCACGCAAGCGACCTCCAAACGGGGCCAATTGGCACCCTGAGCAAGTACGCGCCCGAATTCGAGCGACGGAACTGATCAACCGGCTGCAGAGCCACATCTTCGACGGCCTTGAATTGAGCATGTCGCAAGTGCACGCCATCTGCGCGCTGCTTCGGAAGTGTGTGCCCGACCTGACCAGCACGACGGTCACCGCCGACATGACCGTGCGCTATGTCGCACATCTGCCCGAGCCGATCTCACGCGAAGCGTGGCTGCAAAAATACGGTGGCGACTACCTCGATCCGGCGAAGACAATAGAAGGCACCACGAATGGGAGTGGCACCAAGCTACAGTGAACCTATCGAGCGTGTGCTCTGGTCGCCGGGCTCTAACTTTGCACAATGGTCACTTATTCAGTGCGATGTGTTCGAAGTGTTCTTCGGCGGCGCTCGCGGCGGCGGCAAGTCCGACGCGATGCTTGGCGATTGGATGGACCACGCCGATCGCTACGGCGAGAACGCCTCCGGCCTGATGATCCGGAGAACCTACGTCGAGCTTGCCGACATTATTGAACGCTCGAGGGTGCTATTTCGACCGCTAGGCTGGGTCTACAACGAAACCGAAAAGACTTGGCGCGATCCCAAGGGCGCACGGCTGAAATTCGCCTATCTCGACCGCGACAGCGATGCCGAAGGTTACCAAGGCCACAGCTACACCAAACTCTATGTTGAGGAAGCCGGCAACTTTCCGTCACCGGCACCGATCTTCAAACTGTTTGCAACGCTGCGATCTGGTGCGGGTGTTCCGGTGAGCGTGCGGTTGACCGGTAACCCCGGTGGTCCGGGACACCAGTGGGTCCGCGCACGCTATGTCGATCCGGCGCCGCTCGGAAATCGCATCATCCGCGATCCAGGGACCGGGTTGGAACGAATTTATATTCCGTCGCGGGTGGCAAATAATCCGCACATCGACGTGGAGGCATATACGCAGCGGCTGCGCGCTGTAGGTAGCAAGGAATTAGTCGCGGCGTGGTTAGAGGGTGATTGGTCCGTCACCATGGGCGCGTTTTTCGATGAGTGGAATATCGCCCGACACGTCATCCGGCCTTTCGAGATACCGAAGGACTGGCTGCGGTTCCGCTCGATGGATTGGGGCTCTGCGGCGCCGTTCTCGGTGCAATGGTGGGCTGTGGTATCGGACGATTACGAGGCGAACGGGCATTATCTGCCGCGTGGATGCATGGTGTTGTATCGAAGTTGGTACGGAATGAGGCCTGGGCAACCTAACGTCGGGCTCAAACTGCACGCAGCGGAAGTGGGCAGAGGAATTTACGAGCGCGAAAAGGACGAGGAAATATCCTACGGCGTGCTCGACCCCTCCGCGTTCGCCGAGGACGGCGGACCGTCGATCGCCGAGAGCATGGGCACTGGCTCAAACGGCAAAGTGTGGTTCAAGCGCGCCGACAACAGGCGGGTGCGACATGGCCAGCAAATCAGCGGCTGGGATCAGATGCGCTCGCGGATGGTCGGTAATGCCGACGGCCACGCGATGCTGGTGGTGTTCTCGACCGCGGTTGATTTCATCCGCACCGTGCCATTTATGCAGCACGATCCCGACCGACCAGAAGACGTGATGAGCGACAGCGAAGACCACGAAGCGGATTGCTGCCGCTATGCCTGCATGTCGCGGCCATATGCGCGCGTGAAGGAAACACCGAAGCCGCAGGACATCAGCGGCTATGCGCCGCTCAAGCCGGGCGGCGAGCAGCCGGGTGATTGGCGTCAATACTAGAGGTTGTAATATGCTCACAGTAGAGCGATTGCGCGAAGTCTTGAGCTACGACCCGGAAACCGACGTTTTCACATGGTTGAAAACATTGGCGTGGCGCGCGCCGGCTGGAACGATAGCCGGTGTGATCGGTGGACACACTCGGCGCCCCTATCTCTGCATCGGTATCGACCGCAAGCGATATCACGCCGGGCCGCTTGCTTGGTTCTATGTTCATGGGGAGTGGCCAAAGGGACTTATTGACCATTGCGACGGCGATCCGCTGAATAATCGCTTGGCCAATTTACGCGAAGCGAGCGACAGCCAAAACCAAGGCAATCGGCGGCTCAATAAAAACAGCACATCAGGATTTAAGGGCGTCTATTTCGATAAATCGAGCGGTCGATGGGCCGCGAATATCTTGAAAGATCGCCAGAAGTTTTGGCTTGGTTGCCACGATACCCCGGAGCAAGCGCACGCCGCTTACTGCGAAGCAGCGCAGCGCATTCACGGCGAATTTGCGCGCTTAGATTAAGCGGTAGGCCCCTACTCGCTGCATCACGTTACCGGGCTCTCCCATCCTGGGTAAGTAGGGCGCTTCGGATGGGCGGTTGAGTGCCTAACGTTGTCAAGCCATGACTGCCTACCAACAGAGAGAGTAGCCCATGCCCATGCCCATGCAAATGCCCATGCAAGGCCCGTCCGTTGAGGAGAAATTCTCGGCCTTCATCGGCTCGCTTTCGCCCGAGGAGCAGCGGGCGGTCGTGCCGCTGATGGGGACATTCGCCGGTGCGATGGGCGGGCCGCAGCAGGGCGCGGGGCCGGACGATAGCGCACCGCCTTTGCCGCCGCCGGGCACCGAGCCGATGCTTAAACCGCCGGCCGCACCACCGCAGACCGCTATTCCGGGCGGGCCGCCGTTGCCGCCGCCTGATCCCGCTGCGATGTCGATCGGCCGGCAGAGCTATGGCTGACGACCGGCCTGCTCTGACATTGATGGATCAGGCCCGCACCGAATATCCGGTGCTGACCAATTACGATACGCAGTATGTAGAGAGCCATGGACGACGGCCGTATATGCTGGAACATTGGGCTCCCGGCGTAACGGAGAGTGATCCTGGCGTGCCTCGCCCCCAAGGATTGGATGTAAACAAGTATGGGGTTGAGATTTACGACCCAAAAACGCGACCGATCGACATAGCCGGCGACATTGTTTCACATCGATTGATAAACGAAGACCCAACCGTAAAGCAGCATTACGAGCAGTTTCAAGCCTCGCTTGAACCGTGGCAAAAGCAGCGGCTACAAGAGCAACACCAATACGCGCAGAAGAATTTCAACGATCGGCGGCCTTATGACGAATGGGAAAAAGACAGCGGAATTCCCGCGTATTTCCGCGGTCATGCTTTCCAACAGTGGCCTAACAGCGAACAAATGTATACGCCGCAGCAAATTCAGCAGTTCAATAAAATGATGGGTTACTTGCGGGGTAGCCCAGACAAAAAGCCCAAGATGAAAATTGGCCGACAGACCTACGGCGACGAGGAATAGCAAATGGCGGGCAACACGGTCGTCAGCCTTTCCGGCTACCAGCAGGGCGGATCGGCGTCCGGTGGCGGGCCCGCCGACCTGTCCGACAACGACGAGAACAAGGACGGCTCATGGACGCTGGAAAAGTGCATCCAGGC